CACATAATTGCCAGTTCTTAGGTAGTTCAGGTACACTTATTAGTGGTGCCAAACTCAAAGAACTTGCACCGTCTAGGCCATTACATGAGGCTGAAGGTATTACACAATATGAAGCAGTCCAACAAGAACGTTCATACGTGATGATAGTTGATGTATCGAGAGGTAAAGGACTCGATTATTCGGCTTTCAATATAATTGATACAACGGAAATGCCATACAAACAAGTATGTGTATATAAGGATAATACCATAAGTCCAGTAGACTTTGCCTCCGTTATATATAGAATAGGGCTGATGTACAATGAGAGTGCAGTGTTAATAGAAATTAACGATATTGGCGAGCAAGTTGCCGATGTACTCTTTATGGATTACGGCTATGAAAATCTTCTCTTTACTGAAAACCACGGCCGCGCCGGGAAACAAGTATCAAATTTTGGGGGGAAGAGATCAGATCATGGAATACGAACAACAAAAAGCGTAAAATCAAAAGGTTGTTCTATATTGAAACTATTAATTGAACAAAATCAGTTAATAATACAAGATTATAACACAATACAGGAGTTATCACGATTTAGTAAAAAAGCAAATTCATACGAGGCAGAATCAGGTTATAATGATGATTTGGTAATGACCTTAGTATTATTTGCGTGGTTATCAGACCAACGATTCTTTAGGGAATTAACAGACATCAATACCTTGGCGGAATTGAAAGAAAAAACAGAACAACAGCTTGACGAAGAATTATTACCGTTCGGCTTTATAGATACTGGAGACGATATCCCTGATGCACAGGGGTGGATCGAGTATCGGACTGATAACAGTGGTTTTTAGATATAGAAACTTTTATAAATAAAACTGTGATAACTATTAATTAGTAACAAAAGATTTAATTAGATAATATTAAAGGAGAATAATATGGCTTTTTCCGTAAGTCCTTCCGTAATTGTTAGAGAGGTGGACGCATCAGCATCGGTTCCTGCCATCGCGACACCACCTGCAGCAATGGCCGGTGTGTTTAGATGGGGTCCTGTAGGTGAAGTAGTTCTTGTTTCTTCAGAGAATGAATTGGTTTCAAGGTTTGGTACTCCAAGCGCTGATAACTATGAAACATTTTTTGTCGGAGCAGATTACCTTTCATACGCAAATGCATTATATGTAGCAAGAGTTGATAACGGAGCAGCCACTGCTTCTTCAACTGATATCCAAAGACATGCAAATACTGACATTAACCCAACATATACTACGTACGGAGCATTCGATGCTAAGTACCCAGGTAAGTTAGGTAATTCATTAGAAGTAGCATATGTTAAGGGTAGCAACTTTACCAATAGCGAAATTGCCTTGAATGAGATTCCTGCCACAAGAATTAGTGGTAATACAGTCCAACAAGCAACAGCTCAATCAATTGATTTTAACGCAGCAACAGTTGCATTTGAAGTCCTACCAGCAAATGAATTAACAACAATAGAAAGTGGTGATATCATTACTATTGGTAACACTTCAGTAGGATATCAAGAAATCGTTGTTAATACAGTAACCAAAGAATCAAGAGATTCTGATGGATTACCAACAGCAAACACAGTTCTTACAACTGCAATTCATCATACGCTAGCTTTAGGTGGTAAATACCTATTGCCTGAAACGAATTTAAGTAAGCTTACTATTACAAGAAAATGGGCTTATGGCAATTTATTCGGAAAAGCACCTGCAGCTGCAAACTATCATGTTGCAGTTATTGACAGAGATGGTGAAATTAGTGGTACAATTGGATCGGTATTAGAATTATACAGCGATGTATCAGTTAGCCCAACGGCTAAGCTAGCAAGTGGTAAAACAAATTACTATAAAGAAGCAATTGAACAAGAATCTTCATGGGTTAAGGTAGCGAATACTGTCCACTTTGAAGCTTCTGCTCAGGCAAGTACATATGAAACATTAGGTACTAACTTGGGTGTTTCAGGTAATACATCAATAACAAGTTCAAACGTCGGTACAGACGGAAGATCTGAATCACAAGCAACTCTAGCGGATCTTGCACCTGGTTACGATTTGTTTAAGGCATCTAACGAAATTGATGTTTCATTCGTACTTGGTGGTAAATCTGATGATACTGGTAACCTAGGTACATATCTGATATCAAACATTGCTGAATATAGAAAAGACGCAATTGCGTTTATCAGCCCTGCTAAATCAGATGTTGTTGATGAAAGCAAATCTGAAGCTAAACTTGCTAATATAATTGCGTTTAAGAATGGATTACCAAGTTCTTCTTACTCTGTAATTGATTCAGGTTATAAGTACAGATACGACAGATATAACGATGTATATAGATACACTCCACTTAACGGTGATATAGCAGGTCTTGCTTCAAGAGTTGAACCTTTTGAATCTCCAGCTGGTTTCCGTAAAGGTGTTATTAAGAATGTTGTCAAACTTGCCTTTAATCCTAATAAGGCCCAGAGAGATCAACTATACAGCAATGAAGTTAACCCAGTTATGGCTCAATCAGGAAGAGGAGTAGTCCTATTCGGTGATAAGACAGGATTAGGCGGCAACAGTGCTTTTGATAGTATCAATGTTCGAAGATTGTTTATTGCGGTAGAAAAGGCAATTGCCAATGCTGCAGAATCATTCTTGTTTGAATTGAACGACGAGTTTACTCAAGCGCAATTCAAAGGAATCGTTGAACCATTCTTAAGAGACATTCAAGGTAAGCGAGGAATCGTTGATTTTAGGGTTGTTTCTGATACAACAGTTAATACTCCATCAGTAATTGACTCAGGTAAGTTCAGGGCTAATATCTTTATTAAGCCTGCACGTTCAATCAATGTGATTGAGTTGACCTTTGTTGCTACAAGATCGGGTGTTGAGTTCGAAGAAATTGTTGGATCACTAACTTAATAAATAATTTTAAATAAAGGAGAAAAAGAATGGCATTTAATATAAATGAGTTCAAATCCCAGTTAACTGGTGGTGGCGCTCGTGCAAATCTTTTCCAAGTGCAAATCTTAAACCCTGTTGATTCTACAGCTGATTTCAAAGTTCCGTTTATGGCAAAGGCTGCTCAGCTACCTGCTAGTACTATTGCGTCAATTGACACAGTTAAATACTTCGGTCGTGCTATTAAATATGCAGGAGAAAGAACATTTGCTGAATGGACAGTTTCAATCATTAACGACGAAGATTTCTTAGTCAGAAATGCGATGGAAGCTTGGATGAATGGTATTGTTTCACATGATACTAACTTGAGTGGTTTGCCACAGGATTATAAATCAAACGCGTTAATCACGCAGTATAGTAAAAATGGTGAACCATTACGTACTTACAAGTTTGAAGGTTTATTCCCTACTAGTGTTGCTGCTCAAACAATGGATTGGGATACTGATGGGATACAAACATTCGACGTTACTTTTAGCTACGATCTTTGGATGGTAGAGGGTAACACCGGAATTCCTACTTCGTAATTATAATATAGGATGATATTTTGAAAATTTTTGGATTTGATATAAAGAGGGGAGAGGACGATACAACTTTACCAGTTAGTTTCGCCGAACCCTCTAATGATGATGGAGCGATTACCGTTGGTAATGCGCTTGGTGGTTTTTATAATACGATATTGGATATGGAAGGTTCCGCTAAAACGGAATCTGACCTTATTACTAAATATCGTTCAATGGCAATGCAGCCTGAAATTAGTCAAGCAATTGATGACGTTGTGAATGAAGCAATTAGTGTTGATACAAATGATAGAGTTGTTGATATCTCGTTAGGAGAAACAGATTTATCAGATAAGATTAAGAAGGCTATTGTAAAAGAATTTGATAACGTACTTGCATTATTTGATTTTACAAACAACTCTTATGATATGTTTCAAAAGTTTTATGTTGATGGGAGATTAAACTATCATATTATAATTGACCCTGAAGATGTTAAGAAGGGTGTAATTGAATTAAGGTACGTTGATCCTCGTAAGTTAAAGTTAATACGAGAAGTTGACAAGAAACAAAAGGATCCGCATTCAGGAATACCTGTTAAGAAGATTAAGAACGAGTATTATATGTACTCAGAATCAGGGTTTCAGAATACAACAACTGGAGGCAGTAGTGCTCCGGCAAGCAGCACATCGGGAATTAAGATCTCGAAAGATGCAATTGCTCGAGTTACTTCAGGATTGATGAATGAGAACAATAGTTTAGTACTATCTCATTTACATCCAGCAAGTAAAGCTTTAAACCAGTTAAGAATGTTAGAAGATGCTGTTATAATTTATACGTTAACAAGAGCACCAGAAAGAAGAATTTTTTATATTGATGTAGGTAACTTGCCGAAGAATAAGGCAGAACAATATCTACGTGATATGATGGCTCGACACAAGAACAAGTTACAGTATAACTCAGAGTCAGGACAGATTACTGATTCGAGAAAAATGCTAACAATGACAGAGGATTTTTGGTTCCCTCGTCGTGGTGGTGAAAAATCAACTGAGGTTGATACATTAGCCGGCGGTAACGCACCAGGACTGAGTAGTAACGAAAACTTAGAGTATTTTCAACGAAAATTATTTAAAGCGTTGAAAGTACCCTTATCTCGTTTAGAGCCAGAAGCCATGGCAAGCTTTGGTAGAACATCTGAGATTACTCGTGATGAACTAAAGTTTGGAAAATTTATTAGAAGGATCCGTAATCGCTTTTCTTGGGTATTCAGTATGGTACTTGAGAAGCAATTGGTACTCAAAGGTATTTTGACACCTGAAGAGTTTAACGAAATTAAAAATGATATTCGTTATGACTTTGTTAAGGATAATTACTTTGAAGAGTTGAAAGAATCTGAGATTTTGAGAGAACGATTAAATACTCTTAGAGATATATCTGATTATACAGGTAAGTATTTCTCTCATCAGTGGATTACTGCTAACGTACTTCAAATGTCAGAAGAACAGCAGCAGACTATGGAAGACCAGATTGCAGATGAAACTGCTGCGGGCGGTCATACTACAGACGATGCCTTTTAAAGATATAAATAAAAGTACAGAAGAATATTAAATTAGGGACTAAACATGAAAAATTTTAAAGATCTTGTTTCAGAGGTAGCCCAACCAAAGGCTCCTGAAGAAAAGCGCTTTAAGGATCAACATACGATCGAGGTAATCCCTCATCCTGTTGCACCTGACCACGTTTTCAGCGGAGAGATACCTGGTATCACGGACGGCAAGCGTCAAGCTGATAAGGTTAATGATGAAGCTGATTACGATAAAGCGTATAAAACTAAAGTAGATAATACATTACCTCAACGTGCAGGCGCAGGCAAACAAGTTGCTGAAGATAGTGTTGCCGAAAACAGTAATATTGTCAAAAAATCAATTACTGAAATTCTTGGAGTCAATAAAAAGAAAGACGATAAGAATGATGACGGCGAAGAAATGGAAGAAGCCATGGAAGCTACTTGTGGTTGTGGTCCTGACTGTGGTCATTGTGCTGGAAAGCATGAAGCATCAGAGATTGGCAAAACATGTTCTTGCTGTGATAACAAAATCGAAGCCGTAAAAGAAGGTGGTTGTTCAGATAGTTTAAACGCCGAAAAGAAACCTGTTAAGAAAGCAACAACTAAAGAAGATAAAGTTGATGCGAAAGATAATAAGGATTCTTTAGAACCCGAAGCTAAAGCAATTAAGAAGCCTAAACCTTCTCCAACACAAGTTACTATTAAAGACAGTAATGGTAAAACTCTATCAATGACATTTAAAGAAATGTTAAGTAAAGTTTCCACAGAGGAAGAATTGCTTGAGAGTCCCCAACAAGAAATTCCAATGATGCAGAAACAATTACACTTCATTACTTATGCTTCTGAAGAGATTGGAGATTACCTTAAATCTGAAGGACAAGATCCTGAAGAATGGTGGCAGAATAAATTAGCTGAAGTATTCTCAAATGTTAAATCATTATATGCTTATTCTAAAGGCGATCAAATGGTTAACAGTAAACCTCTATCAGCTTCAAAGATGTATACAGCTGGAATGTCTTACGAATCAATTGAAGTAGGATCATTTGAATTACAAAACGAAACAGTAATTGAAGTATCTGAAGAAGATGCAACTGTTTTAAATAAAATGTTCAGCGAACTGACAGAAACAAACACAAAAGAAATGTATAGTGTATTAGTTACTGATGAAGCAGGCTATAATGAAATTCTTGAGTTTGCGAAGGAGAACGCGTAATGCCAAGTATAGTTAAAGTAAAAGGAACCGAGGCCGGAGTTACTACTGCAAGTACAGTAGGCGGAGCATCATTAGTTAGATGTTTTAATGCTACCGCGTCAGGCATTCTCGTAACTCAAAAGGATAGCGGAGACAATACAATTGGTACAGTTACTGTTGGGTCAGGCGTAACCTTTATTAAAAAGGATACTACAGATACTCTAACAGCCGCGTCCAGCGTACTTATGGTCGGCGTTGCCCACTACACATAAAGGAAACTATTATGAATTTAATAACAGAATATAGAGACGATTCCGTAGAAGTAATTACCGAAGCTAAAGAAGACGGTAAAAAGAATTACTTTATTGAAGGAATTTTCATGCAAGGCGATCTAAAAAATCGCAATGGAAGAATTTATCCAAGTGCCACTTTAGAAAACGAAATGAATCGCTATAACAAAGAATTCATTGAAACTAAACGTGCTCTTGGAGAATTAGGTCATCCTGATGGTCCTCAGATCAACGGAGATCGTGTTTCACATCTAATTACAGAGATGAGACGCGAAGATAACGATTTTTATGGTAAGGCTAAAATCTTATCAACACCTATGGGGGAAATTGTTAAAAGCCTATTAGATGAAGGCGTTAAGATCGGTGTTTCGACACGTGGTCTTGGTTCAGTCAAGGCAGGTAGAGGCGGAGTAATGGAAGTGCAAAAAGACTTTCACCTTTCTACTGTTGATATTGTTAC